GAGCCGGAGGTTTTCATATGCAGTCTTATAGTAATGTTTCTGCAGGAACTAAAATATATTCAATAAGCGATACTTTCGATGGAACATGCGCAGTCGGGCCTTTAATGCCAGTCAATCTACGCAAAGTCGTGCAATCACCTGTTAATATCCACAAATACGTCATTGTAGGTTGTAACAGTGTACTAATGCCAGGCGTCACACTCAACGAAGGCGTTGCTATAGGCGCGAATACCTTTGTGAATAAATCGTGCGATCAATGGTCGCTATATGTCGGAACTCCAGCACGTTATGTAAAACAAAGAAGTCAAGAAATAGTAGATTTAATATAATAGATAGCATACAAATGTTTCGATTCAATAAAGCGTACGAAGGACCTACATATAAACGCGCGCGCGAATGGTGGTTTTCGCACGCGCAAATACCTACAACTACACCCATACGTTATTTAGAAATCGGTGTGTTTTACGGCATTCATTTATTTGAGGTCGCAAAGTTATTTCCGAATGCACAGCTGTACGGTATAGACCCGTGGATGGACTATGAGTCCTATCCAGAATATAAAGGACAACAAAACACCATATTAGACGGGTTCCGACGCAACCTGTCTAGATGTCCCGACAAATCGAGAATCCAAGCATACCGTGGTTTTTCAAGCGACATTGTTCCGACGTTTGAAAATGACTTTTTCGATATTGTATATGTGGACGGTAACCATGCAACTGAATATGTCTACAAAGACGCGCAAATGAGCTTTGAAAAGACCAAATCAGGTGGGTACATTGTTTTTGATGACAGTGACTGGCCAGAAACACTAACAGGTATTCTGCAGTTCGAAACAGACTTGAAAGAGCGCGTTGAATTGATTGCCGATATACATTTTCAGCGTATATACAGAAAACTATAATGGATGAATTAGCGTGTAAGTTTGTAGGGTCGTTCGGCCTTTTGAAATCAGTAACTCATCGTTCTCCAACTCCTATTTCGGACTTCGACGGGCTTGACCCCAAATGGTACGCGAACTTACACCCTGGCGCGGTGTTACACGTCTGCCCACAAGCTCTGCCGGCATTTGTGCACAAAGTCCTTCCGACCATCCAGGTCCCGTTCAAACTTCTGACAAACAATTCAGATAAGACATTGCCAGAGGATTACACTGCCGAAAGTAACGCCATTTTGCAGAATCCTCATCTCATTTGTTGGTTTTCCCAGAACTGGGTGGGTGCCAGTGAAAAGGTGAAACGTATTCCAATCGGGCTGGACTACCATTCTTTGACACCCAGCGGACGCAAAAAGTTCGCGTGGTCTCAACCTGAAACGCACGCTTGGGGCCTCAAGAAATACCCCAACGAACAAGAGGCATTACTGCGATCGCTGAATGCTAGTCCATTCTGGGAGCGACAGGTAAAGGCATATGCCAACTTTCAGTTCTTGATGTGGACGCGATACGGAAAATTGGATCGCCAATCTGCAATAGATAAAGTTCCAAAGGAATTGGTGATGTATGAACCGCGGCAAACTACGCGTGATGTGTGTTGGCAACATGCAATTCAATGCGCATTTGTGTTGTCGCCACACGGAAACGGGCTAGATTGTCACAGAACGTGGGAGGCTCTTGCGTTGGGCTGTATTCCAATTGTAAAATCAAGCGGAATAGATCCATTATTTGATGATTTGCCGGTCTGGATTGTACATGATTGGAGTGAGGTTACGCAAGAGGGGATGGCTACAGTGATTCGGACGTTCAAGCACCGGACATTTCAAATGGAAAAACTAGAGCTTAGCTACTGGCAAAATTTATTGCGAAATATATAAAATGAAGGGAGCTGCTAGTAAAACACAAAAGGCTATCGGTTCACGTGCACAGGTTATGCACGGAACGGCGCATCACACAAGTGGCGGGCTAACAAAGACTGACCTAAAATACAATAAGGCTGGTCGTATTGTATCGAAGAAGAAGAGCTCTACTATGAAGCGTCGTCGTTGATTATAAGTATTTTAAACAGACGTTTCATAACACATAAAATGCCGGAGTATGTGGTTGAGGCGAAAACCGTACAAACTGGTGCAATACGTACGCTTATAGAGGCGTTGAAGTGTATCCTGGTAGAGATGAGCCTAATTTTTGATAAGGATGGAATTCGAATGGTTGCTATGGACAATACTCGCACAGTTCTAGTTCACCTGCGTCTGCACTCGGACAAGTTTGAAAAGTATGCGTACAATAATTCGACCGACAAGTTTGTTATTGGAGTGAACACCGATCATCTCTATCGTATCATCAAGACTGCAACCAATGATGATACAGTGACGTTCTATGTTGATCAAACTGACCCAAATACTCTGGGCGTTCTACTCGAGGATGGAGAGAAGAAGCAGGTGACTCGTTATAAGCTGAACTTGCTGGATCGCGATGAGCCGGATATTCAGCTACCCGAAACGGAATTTTCTGCACACGTTACGATGCCATCGCTGGACTTCCAAAAGATTTGTCGCGATATGACTCTGCTGGGGGCAAAGACTGTTGAAATTAAGAACGTAGGACCATCTCTGACATTTAGTTGCAAGGGTCATTTTGCATCGCGCACTACGATGATGGGTGATGCCGAGAACGATTTTAGTATACAGAAGAAGGAGCACGATGAAATTGTCACTGGGACATATTCACTGCCTCATCTAGTGCTGTTTACGAAGTGTACAAATTTGTGCAATAATTTGGAAATTCATATGAAAAATGATTGGTTTATGCTAATTCGTTATGTGGTTGCAAATTTGGGTGATGTTAAGCTTGCACTAATGCCTTGCAGCCAGTAATTAAATCCAAACAGATGCGCCCAGCATAGTACGTCCATACATTACGGATCTGGCGACTAGTTCGAGTCCCAGGAATATCAGACTACCGGTGCTCCATAATAACATCACACCGGTTTGTGTTTCCGGTGTAACTGGCATCCCGAGAAGTTTCAGCAGACCATCGATCAACATAACCCGGTTGTGGTTCTTTATAAACTTGGATTCCAAACAAGTAATGATACACGTCTTTAAAAGTATATGCTGTATCCAAACACAAAATATAACACAGAATATAGCAAACTGAAACCAAAAAACAGGGTATATTGTATGTGATACTCCGATCAACGTAAGAAGTGTGAGAGACCCGAATGTATGCAGTGTATATATAATTTCACCTAGTATCTCGTCTTCAGTTGCGATCCATTTATATGTGAATCTTGCGAATTTTTCCATCAACTCGACAGTTTTCTCCATTAATATTACTTAGGACGTGATTTATGTGCGGTAAACGTAACATCGTCGCCAATAGTGAATCCGCGAATTGTTTGTTTAATTACAGTCTTTTCTGAAACAGCAGTTGTAGTATTCCAAATTTTAAGGATAGAAAATGGTCCTTTAGGTGAAACAGTTACTCCTGCAAGTGTTTCCGGTCTAGATGTCAAAGTTTCATTTGTGACGCAGTTAACCATTAAATCTACGAACGTAGAATACACATCTGTAGATTCTATCTTCTTAGACCAAGAGCCACCTGCCTCATTTTCGGGAGAATCCCAAAGCGGTCTGAATCCTCGGCGCATAAAGAAGAACATCCCCGACTCCCACGCTTCTTTGGGTATAGAATCGACAACAGCCCAAAATTGTTGGGGAGTCGAAATATCTGCAACCCGCAGATAGCTTTCCAGCGAGTAGTCTTTATTTTCGGGATCGTGATACCACAGCATCCACGAATAAGTGAATCGTGTGGTCTCTAGTTCCCTCATTATGTTTATTATCACGCACACTATTGTTTAACTGGAAACGGATTCGTTTTTAACATACTATACGAGTAGAAACAATGGCGGTAACTACACTTGAGATGTACACTTTGCGCAGTATGCCTAAGATTTCACTGCCGCAACTTATACAGGATAATATCGCAAAACTGCGAATTACGCCTATGGTATTCAAGCCATTTCATAAACCAACGAGTCGTCAACATCATCGCAAGCCTGATAATTGGCGAGAGAAGGCGCTGGTGGATGCAGTTCGTCGTGTGAGGGAGCGAGAGGATCCGGAGTATTCTGAAATATTCGCAATTTTCAACAAAATTACTCTGGCTTCACTCGAAAAGTTATCAAACGAGGCAGTTGGGTATATTCAAAAACGAGATGATTCGTTTCGGCTCCGTGTAGCAACGCTTCTGTTCGATAAAGCGATTACACAGCACGCATTTGCAGCTGTGATGGCAGAATGCGCAAATCGTATATCGATGAAAATCCCCGAGCTAAAAGAAGATATTCAAGCACAGGTTGCAATGTTCCGTACACTGTACAATATCAACGACACTTTGACGTTTCCACACAGCACGGACTCCGATTTCGATAACAAGGTAATTGAATGTATGAAACAGAAAGAGAAGCGGCGAGGGTACGCGAAGTTTATGATGGAGCTGCATATTCGAAATATTGTCAGCGAAGAGTGTGTGAAAGATGGGCTGAAGGATATTGTGAACGAGCTTGCAGATATGGTGAAACAACCTGTCTCCCCACAAACCGAAGAAAATGCGCACCAGTTTGCAGTATTTCTGTATGAGACAGGAAAGCTCACTAAGCCAGTTACAGGATTGCGTTCTTATTTGAAGGAAAGCATTGGGCTAATTTTGAAACTGGAGCGCACGACAGTTCCGTCTTTGACTATGAAATCGCGATTCAAGCTGGAAGACGCGTTCAAACTAGTTCAATAAGAGGAGTACATAGAATAAATGAGCCTACCATCTGCGAGCGTTCTCCTCCGTGCATCGCAGGTGGCGATTGACCAAGATAAACCAATTTATTTAGATTATTATCGGGAGAGTGTGGAAAAAACGTGTTGTATTGGAGTCCAGCCAGACAATACTAAGTTTTTAGTTAAGTCTGACAGTGAGTATACCTCAACGATTCAAAATGTATACAAGTGTGAATCTTGTTACATCGTGATGACTGAAAATTCGCTATACATTGTAGATGGTGGTGTCCCAATCAAGAAGATCGTCGCGCCTTCTTCCGACGCGTAGTACGCTTGCGTTTCGCACCAGATTTCAGGCGTGCAAGTTCGGCGTTGAGTCGCTTGGCTGTTTCGAGTAGTCGTTTTCTAGCTTCGGCACTTTCAGGTGTAGCCGGTCCTTTATCGATAGCTTTAATCATTTGAATACTATTTAATACCATTGCACGAAGCTGTGCGACTCTGTCTCCGCCACGCGCTTTTCCACTTTGTTTCATCAGTTCTGCTAACTCTCGTTCAAGCTCTTCATCTTCTGAAGCAGATTTTTTACGACCCCATTCACGCCCAAGTTTATCCTCAATCACACCTTGATGTTGAGCAAGCGCTTTTAATTCTGGCTCTAATTCCCTTTCAAGCTGTGCCAATTCGTCATCAATCGACATAGTCTTGCTTACCGTCTTCTTTCTACCAAATAAAGGCATTTATTCATTTACATATTTTTTATATTCTGCAAGTAGAATCTCAGCTAGATGTAAATGTCTACGTATGTAACAGTTACTATGTTTTCAACTCTCGCCCCAGCAAAGAAGTTGTATCGCGAAATCGCTCCGATTCTTGTAGAAGCTGGCGCTAAATCTCATAAATCGGCTAAGGCTGAAGGTCTTGTTGAAAGTGAACACTTACTATCATCAAAAGTAAAAGCAAAGAATGTAACGCGTGCACTCAATAAAACACTCAAAAAGGCAACATTTAAGGCAGTTGCGAGTGTTATGCCACCATCGTATGTGGAAACTGGAAGTCGCGGAATCGTTCGTCCTGATTATGCCTCTGGTAAGAAGGGTCCATCAATACCGGGATTCTCAAGTATGTTTCGCAAGACGAAGAAGTCTAAATCCGTATAGATGGTAAGCTATTTAATTATATAATGTCGTTAATGTTTCCACCGCCTCATTATTTGCTGTTTGAACCGTTAAATGATCGACAAACTCTTGAAATTTGGAGTGCATACAAACTACAGCATACTACTTCTTGCGAATTTGAAGAAATTGATGCAGCTAGAATTCATTCTGTCGAAACGTTCACGCCTTGGTTTGAAACTTGGATTACACGAAAAAGCAGTGCGCGTGTTAGAATACTGTTGGTCTTGCATTCTGAATTTTTAACATTTTCGTGTCAACAGGTGTTGCGTCGTTCTCTCGAACAGCGTTCATTCAAATGTCGCGTTTGGTTTCATATAGAAGATCCAACACAACTTCAACCTGCGATTGTGAGTCGGTGTGTTACGAAACGAATTCCTACATATATTCACACACCACGCATAGAAACGATATGAAGGTAATTACGTATACCGACGGAGCCTGTACCAAAAACGGTCGTTCCGGTGCAAGAGCGTCGTGGGCATACTATTTCCCCGAGCATCGTAACTTATCAAGCGCAGATCGTGTCCCGGATGATCAGCCACAAACAAACAATCGTGGGGAACTACTTGCTATACAGAATGCAATTGACAAGGCGATTGAATCATTTGATGCAAATGAAGTTGACCTGTATTTATATACCGATTCTGAATATTGTAAGAATTGTTTGACAAAGTGGATTCTGGGTTGGATGCGTAATAGCTGGAAGACCGCAGAAGGGAAGCCGGTTGCAAATCGAGATTTGATCGAAACTATATCGAAGAAGCTGGTGTGCTTTCAATCTTACACTATTAATCACGTAAGAGCGCATACTGGTGGAACTGATGAGCATAGTAAGAACAATGAAATTGTCGACAGAATGGCAGTTGCGGTGCTGGATCCAACCGTGAATGCAACCCCCGAAATTGTTGAAACAGAAGGCTGTCCTTTGAAGCTTATGGGTCCACCTGTGCCTGAATCGCAGCTTGTTACTTGGTGTATGAACAACTTGGATTCCCTTGATAAAGATGCATTGAAAAATGCACTTATTTCTGCATTTATCAAAACTTGCAAGAAAAACGGAACAGAAGTTACTAAGCAAACACTTCGCAAGACGACTCAGTATAGGCTCACAGCATCTTCACACATTATTGTAGATAATAATAAAGAAGAATGAGTGTAACTGCCTACCATTTCTGGTCACCGACGTGCGGACCGTGTAAAGTTATCAAGCCTGCGATTGACGACCTAAAGGATGAATTTTCAAATGTCGGATGGATGAGTGTAAATGTCCAGGATGATCCAGATGGACACGCGGCGCGGTTTGGAGTACAAGTCGTTCCTACGATCGTAGTTGTGGCAATCAGCCCGGATAGAAATGTGCTATATCAAGATAAAAATTCTGGTACCCAAATGGCACATTATTATCGTATTTTGAGATCTGCTGTACGTTCTATTCAGTAATTTAAGTTGAGCGACGATCGCGATAATCCCAATCATCGTGTGTGTTGGAACTCCACATACTATCTTCCTCTTTCATACGTTTTTCCTCTTCTTCCTTAGCGAGTTCACGATTTAGTCGCTCCTCGTCACTCAACTCTCGCTTTAGCTTTATGTGATTCACAGTTGTCCAATCATCCGACGATTGTTGAATCGGTTCTGTCTCTTGCTGATAATATTCATCTGCAGTTCGATTGCTGCTGTTAAATGTTACCAAATTGCGAATAGCAGATTCTCTCTTACGAACCTCTCGAAGTTCAATTTCCTTTCGATACTCTTCTTTTTGCTTTTGGAATTCAGACTCCTCCGACCACTCGTTAGCCAAGCTTGCAAACGACCGCTTGGGCATAAACTGCGACTTAGTCCTGCTAACACTCAGTGCGGGAAAATCGTCCTGCTTGAGAAGCGGCTTTTCCACATTCTTATTGTTGCGCAAATGAGGAGGAACATACGACATCTTGGTGGCTACTGCTATACATATTATGGCGAAGAAGAATCCGTTTTCAAAATGGAAAACGGACATAAAGCTAGCAGGATTAGTCTATAACAGAGAATGACTTACGCAGTAGCAATTGCACTAAATGGTCAGATAAGTGATGTTCAAATTCCTGTAAAAACAAAAGATGTACTTGATTGGATTCGTAAGAAGTATAAGAATGCAAATATTCAATTTCAGGGAAAACTGCAAGACCCGATGAAGGAAACTCGTTGGCTTTCTATTTTCGCATCAACTGGCGATGAGGATGAAAATACACATATGCTCCCCGCCCCATTTGACGAAGATACATATTCAAGTCCAATTATAATTCTTGCAACTGAAAGTGAAAATCAAGACGAGTACGACCAACCTATTTCAGCCTACACCAATATCCGCGCAGATGACTATGAAACACTGTACCAAGAATGGACGTTTGCAGTAGATGAAGACGAAGACGGAGATATTGAAGAAGTCGATGAAGAAAGTGACGAATTGGAGGATACATCGACGATCGAGGAAGAAGAGGTTGCTCCAGTGCCGGTTACGACTCGACCAGTAAAACAGGTAACTGTAAAAACGAAGAACGTATTTATCCCGTGTGCAATTCGTGAAAAGGTTGTATCAAATTTTACGGAACTGTTTGGTTCGGAAGATATGGCTACAGAGTTCGAATTGCATATGCTTCGATCGCTCGTAGACCGTGCTAGAAAGGATAGTATCGATATTGACTGGAGTAATCGTACGTTTTGGAATTTGTATCGTAGCCGTGCAATTAGTTTGTATGAGAATCTTTCGGGGTTGAATAGCTATGTAAAAAACGATGAGAATATTCTGGAGAAGCTTAAAAATGGTGAGTTTGATTTGAAACACGTAGCAGATATGACATCTATCGATTTGTGTCCATCCCGCTGGAAAGACGCAATTGAGAGAATTATCGAGCAAGAAAAGAAGCTATACTTGTCATCTCAAAATGCAGCTATCTTTATGTGGTGTTCGAGCTGTCGGAAGAAGACGAAGTGTGACTATTATCAGCTTCAGACGAGATCCGCGGACGAGCCAATGACAACGTTTGTGACTTGTCTTGAGTGTGATAAACGCTGGAAGTTTTAAACGCTTCCGGAGACGAACCTTCAACATACACTATAATTGGATCCAACCCATTTGTAATTTCAGGCTTACTCAAATCTGGAGTTGTTTCGCCGAATGCACGTTTAAACTTCAAAATAACTGAATCGGGTATTTGAGGACTGGTTTCTTGTAATCTGTCAATCTGTTCACGAACTACCTTCAGCATATCTCCAGCTTGCATACGTTCTGATCGGGGTAACGATAATTCCACCAGAATAAATCTGTGAATTTTTGAATATGCGACTCCCGTCTGTCTGTGCGCCTCTGACCGTTTTGCCCAACCGAAATGAGTTGATACTGTGTTTAGCACGCCAACAATCAGACTAATTGTTCCAATACTAACACTGGATACAACCGGATCATCGAATAAAGTTTGAGATCCTATGCTGGCTGTACCTGCAATAGTAGACAGTATAATAGTTGGGAGAGCAATGTAATTGTAGTACGAAGAATACAACTTCTCGGAGTGATTGTGCAGCCAACAATAACACAAGGCTCTTTCCCCTTGCTCGGCTATAATGCGTTCGATCTGTGAATTCCACCTAATTTTTTCGGCTGTCTCGTCCATATATTTTTTATTCAAAAATAAAACGACTTTCAACGAAAAAGAATGAATATATTAATGGACACGGATCAGGTTCGCGACACGCTAAAGAAGTGGATTGCACTTGACGATGAGGAACGCGAGCATCGAAATAGCATCAAAACAATTCGGGATCAGAAGACAGTCCTTTCAGATTCTATTCTGGAGTTTATGCGTAATAATCAAGTCGACAATTTTTCACTGGAAGGAAGTGGGGTCGGTAACATTTCACGGAGTGTTCGCACCAGTCGTCCGCCTCTCAAGCGAAATATTTTGAGAACACAGCTTCTTCTGCACTTTGCAGATCAGCCGCAGAAAGTTGGGGATTTTCTACGTTCAATCGAAGGAATTCCAGAAGGTGGTGATATGATGTCAACAACGAGTACAACGCAGAAGGAAATACTGATGCGACGTATTCCTCGTGCTCAGAAGAGTACGCTTTCTATTGTGTCTTAAAGCATAATGTTAATGCTTGTTTTGATATCGAATTGAACATACTCCACTTTGCTGTAATTTCTTCCTTAGTTAAAAATCGAATACCAAATAGTTCACCATAAAGTGTGTCGTATCGATTTATTATTTCCTCCATAATTTGGATATATTCGAATGTTGAAACTTCAAGTTCGTATATGTTTCGGTGCCCCTTCTCTTTTAAAACGAAGCGCTCTGGGGGAATATCTATATCTGCAACCTCCTCTTTGAATTCCCGTATAGCTGTATTTTTTAAATCACATTCATCTACATCTTCAATTCCCCCCTTCGTAATACCATACTTATATCCAACGATATTCAATACGCGCAATCGAACACTTGCTTCTCCTGTTTCTGGATCATATTTGGGCGTGTCGTATTGAACACGCGTATTATGAATAACACCCAGCTGCCTTGCAATCTCACTAAAGTACCCGTGCACTGCACTAGGATTTAATTTAGTCGGTAACGTAGCGTGTTCAAATGGATGTAACACATCGCGAGATACTGTATCTCGTAAAAAAACAGACTCTTTTCCTACTAAATATTTATATTCACCATTTAGGCATACACACACTACAACTGCTGACATATATTAATGAGTATACTGTTTGTAATGTGTAATCGCTTCCCTTGCTGCAAACTGTTCTGCTTGTTTTTTCGTTGACGCGTCTCCCTTACCTACAATCTCCCCATTCATATCTTTTACTGCCATTTTGTAGATACCATTTTCAAATGACAGCATTGTGTATGTGGGGGTTGCGTGAAAGATAGACTGGTAAAGCTTTTGAAACTGTTCCTTGAAATTTCGATTATTAAGTAACAGTTTCGGGATGTTAATGTACGTTTCGATAAGTGAAACTACAAATGAATACATATGCTGAAAGTTGTGATCTGTGTCGACCCATAGTGCACCGATAAAAGCTTCCAAAATATCACCCAATTTCTTGATATTCTGGCGACCGGAACAGATGTCTTCATTGTGTCGGGAAATAATATAATACGCGTCCAATCCAATCTTTTGACTTAATTGGCCGAGAGTATCGTTGCATACAATTTCCTTCTTTAGATCCGTGAGAAATCCTTCATTTTCAGATGGAAATCGATCCATTAAATAAGTAGACACACATGCCCCCAAAATCGAATCTCCGAGATGTTCAAGCCGCTCGTACGATTCATCGAATAGATCCAAACAATTCGGAGGGCGAGGATGAAGTTCTGTTGATTCTCCTGTCGGTGTTGTGTATTCTGATCGCTTTACGTATGATGAGTGTACCATTGCAGTCTGGAACAGGTTCACATTCCGAACTGTAACGTTTTGGCATCCGTGTGATGCTAAAACATTGTGGATAATTTTTGAATTAAGTAGCTTGTTCTTCGGATTGTATGGATTATACATTTTAGTGTTTCCTGCGACGCGTATTTAGGATTCGTTTTTTACGACGCATGGTCCCAGCTGCTCGCATACGTTTAGCAGGTGATTCCGCGCTAGGTTGATCGTTTTTTGATAATTTAGAGACTGTTTCCAAAAAACTACCCTTTACATTCTTAGGATCAACACACGAAGCCCATCCTGCAAGTTTACGCAGATTGCCAAATTTGTCATCGTTTATAAAATTTGTGATCTCTAGGATGCGTTCTGAAATCGAACGTTCTTGTTTTTGAAACCATAAGTCTTTTGCGTTCTTTTGAAGTTCTGGATTATCGACTGGCGTACGTTTGTATACAGGATTCAGTCGTAAATATTCACCAACTGCATATGACTTGATTGCAGTCGCTGCTTGGTTATCGCGCCCCCAAATACCTGTTAATAGTTTTCGAATTGAAACTGTATCTGGTGCCCACTTTGGATTTCCACCTGCATTTATTTCTTTCATAAACATTGCGTGTACCTTCACATTATTGCATATAGAATGAGCCCATTCATATTCAAGTGTGAATACTCTGTCAAGTGGAGATGGGCGAGGGATCGTAGGATCTAAAGGCTTTGACCGGATCTTTGATGCAGAGTACAATTCAAGAAAAAAAGTGCCCTGTGCAACAGGAAGAACGTGATCGCAAATCGCTTCGAGTTGTGGAACTTCGGCTCCTACAGCAGGAAATGGCATTCCACATAACCAGCACGGTGTAACTCCAGGTTCAACCGTTTTTCCGGCTGCAATACATTGGGGTGCCGCACCCTTCGTTAGATCATAAATCATACGTGCAGTTTGCCCCGTCTCTTGCATCCATTCTTCGACAGGTCTGTCACCAAAAATTTGCTTTAAAAGTGGTGTTAAACTTACTTTACATACGTCCTCCATACCTTCTGTTGTTCCGAATCGAGTTTCTGCAGGCGGTGCTACTCCAGTACGTTCGGGGTCGGATTCACCAATAATCTCTTGCAACGTTTTAGCAGCAGTATTTATTTTTTCGGATTCCACTTGTTCTAATCGAGAACTTTTACGACCAGTGTAAGTTGGTACTGCTTCTTTATCAGCTTGTTCTGCTGCTTGCCTGCGTATCTCTTCTTCCATTTTTTTGGCATTTTCAATGATTTCCTCAAGACGACCAGGAATTGGTGATTTTTGAGCCATTACGACTGCTTCTGTATAATTCTCGCGAAAGAAAACTCATTCGAAACGAGGGTCTTCGCCTTCTCCTGAACAATGTATTGGTAACAATCATCCGGAGTCGGCCGTGAGTTTTTCTCAAAATACTCGCGCATATACTTGTGCAAATCCTTCTTTGAGAGTGTCCACGCTTTAGACCAAGTGTTTGGACGTTGAATTTGAATAGTAGACCCATCCTCCTTCAGCTGAAGCATATTAATCGATTCGAACTCGGGGTTCTGTAGCAGGCTCGCCATACTGGACTCAACCTCATTTTTGTCCTTTCGCAACCTATGTACTTCTGTGTTCAATTCCTGCAGCTTGCTATCGATATCACGATACGACTGGATGTATGACTTGAGGGAGTTGAGCATTTTAGATATTAGGTGCCATCTTATCTAAAAGTTAAATCCATTTTCAAAGTAAGGAGATGTACTTGGATGAGCGGGCGATCGAACGTCTGCGAACAGTATATAATTCAGAACATCCACAGGAAAGACCGATACCGGCTGGTGATTCTTGGAATGAAATACGCACGCGTCTGCATAAGAAGTGCAAATCTGGCAGAGCGGAATGTATATTGACATCTCTTCTGCAAAAACCCCGGGGACCTGCAGACTGGAAGGTGAATCCAGAAGAATGGCTCTCGAGTGACGATATCGAAAAACTCGAAAAGAAATTTGAACGTCTTTTTGCGAACTACGAGCATATCGGAACGTTTCCGATTGATTTTGATGCACATTCGGAAACCGGACAGTGCTTGGTGAGTGCGCTGTGCTCTATGGATATCGAAAAGCTTGCAAACGAGGGAAAGACACAAATAGGTATTGTGTTCAACACAGATGTCAGTAGTGGACCAGGGGAACATTGGGTCGCAGTATTTTGCGATATACGCCCTGAGCTAGAATACCCGAGGTTCACATATTTTGATTCGTATGCACAGCGCCCCGAAAAGGAGATTCAAACGCTGATGAAACGGTGGAAGGTCAAATGGGATACCTTGAAGAAACACGAAAAGCCTATGCAGTTAACGTACAACAAGACGAGGCACCAGTATAAAGATAGTCAGTGTGGAACTTATTGCTTATACTTCCATTACTGTTGTTTGACGGGAATACCAATGGAAGAACGCGTTCCAGATGATGTGGTAATGGGGCTGCGAGGTCTGATGTTCAAGGTATAAAATCTCGCTTATAAAATATACAAATGGCGAATCACTGGCTCACGCACGTCAAGAAGACAATGAAGACGATGAAGTCTCGCGGCACGTACAAGAAGGGTGATGGGTTGAAGAAGGTTATCAAGGAGGCGAAGAAGACGTACAAGAAGCACAAGGGTGGCTCTGCTCTCTCCCCGTCCCCTGTGGGTGGTCGGCGTCGTCGCACGGCTCGTCGCTAAAAAAATCAGTCTGAGTAACATATAAACAGAAATGGGTGGCGGTTTACTTCAACTCGTAGCTCACGGAGCGCAAGATGCATACCTGACCACTAATCCCCAAATTACGTTCTGGAAGGGTCTCTACAAGCGCCACACTAATTTCGCGATGGAGCCTTTTCGCGTTAATTTGACTGGTATGCCTATGTGGGGGCAAAAGCAGACCGCGACTCTCGGGCGCCACGCGGATTTAGTCTATTCCACGTACCTCGACGTTGTGCTGCCTGTTTTCCAAACCGGTAGTACCTCGACGAAGGTCAACTGGAACAACGAGCAGGGTCGCCTTGGGTATATGCTCCTGGATATGATCGAGCTTGAAATCGGTGGACAGCTGATTGATCGTCTGTATAGCGAGTGGTTATACCTGTGGGATCTCCTGAGTTCGGATTACAACAAGAGTTACAAGCTATACCAGCTAGTGGGTCTGGGCGGTGATTCGCGATCAACAACCGGCGCGCCTATGGCTGTAGACGCTGGTGTCTATGGATACCAGTTCCCAACTTCGAGTCAGTGTATGAAGGCTTCTGGGCAGCCTTCTGCTGCACTCCCCATTTATGTGCCTCTACCGTTCTTTTATACAAAAAATCCCGGTGCTGCTCTACCTCTGATCGCTCTGCAGTATCACGAGGTCAAGATCAACATCCAGTGGAGCAAGTGGCAGACTGTGTCGGCGAATATGCTTGCAACGGGAACAGACGTGCCCCCGAACCCCACATCCGCTGCTATCTATGTTGACTATATCTACCTGGATGTGGATGAGCGTCGCCGTATGGCGCAGGAGTCTCACGAGTACCTGATCGAACAGGTACAATTCAACGAGGAGAGAGGGCTCGGTGGTCCCCAGAATCGTATTGACCTGACATTTAACCACCCCGTCAAGGAACTTGTGTGGGTTGTTCAGCCCGATCGTTTCAAGAATTGCAAGATATCGGATAAGTTGAACGGATCAACCGCGCTGCAGTCAGGAACAGGTGGTGCCGGTGTCCCTCGTCCCAAGCCAGCGAGTGCAAGTACACAGCGTCTAACACCCTTCACGTACACGTATATGAATCAGGCGGATAACGGCACCGGTTCAATTACCACTACCACGTCTCAGTTCACACAGCCTGTTCGTGAGATGTGGCTCCAGTTCAACGGTCAGGATCGTATGGATCGCCGTGGCGGTAACTACTTCAACCGAGTGCAGCCATTCCAGCACCACACTGGTACGATGAAGCCCCACGGTTTCGATGAGTCTGCCGTACAAACTGGCGGAGCTTCCAGCGTTGGTTCGGCGGCGCCCCGGTCTCAGCAGGCGATTTACTCGTATTCATTCGCGCTGAAGCCCGAGGAGAGCCAGCCATCTGGTGCGTGCAACTTCTCTCGCATCGACACCGCTACTATCGTAATGCATATGAGCGGTGACTATGTTGTAGATGAAGGATCCGACAATGTTTGGAATACTCGCGTGTATGCGATTAACTACAACATCCTGCGTATTATGAGCGGGATGGCTGGTTTAGCATATAGTAACTAGTAACCCCGCCAATGATTTAAACATAGTAATACATAAATATACAAGATGGGTATTTTATCAAAGAAAGGGCGACCCTCTAAGATAGTCGAGTATTTTGATGTAGAATTAGATAACAACATCTACACAATTGGAACTGTTGCATATAAAGATAGTGTTATAAATTTTGTAATTGACTTTGAGGATAAGGATAAAGTCACACAATATAGTTGGCACAAGTGTTCTAATTACGTAGCTTCTTCACAATATGTTGATGGTTGTAAGAAAGAAATATTTCTCCATAACTTAATTATGAATAAACTAAGCTTTGAAGGAAAGGGGCAAAAAGAAACAGTTGATCATATTAACCGTAATCCACTTGACAATCGAAAATGCAATTTAAGAATCGTTAGTCAATCGGTTCAAAATATGAATAAAAATAAGCGAACAAGATCGGTGAAATTACCAGATCAATATAATATAGATCCAAACGCTTTACCCAAGCACGTTACATATGTAAAGGCTAGAGGTAATCACGGCGACGGATTCTGTGTAGAATTTAAGAAAGATGGTAAAAAGATATACAATCCGTATATCCGTTCAAAAGTATTAACAATTGAAGAAAAACTTGAAAAAATTAATGTTCTTCTTCAACGGGGGTACGAATTATATCCAGAGTTTAATCCTGAATATGAGAATGAAAGCCGGAATAACCTAGAAAGTGAGTTCCAGAGTATTATTAATGAGGCTTCACAGTCAACTCCTGCTTCAGCTTTTCTAAATACAAAATAGCATCCATATGTTCTTCCTGTGCGTGTTGAATCCATTCGAGAGTAGATAGATCCTTGCGATCCAAGTCTGTGCCATATTTTTGTTTACCAATTTCAGCACGCTTTTGAAACCCAGCTATGACTGACGTAACCACGGAGTCATACTTGTGTTCCATCGTATATTTTTATAAGTATTCCTCTTACGAGTAAATAATGGAACCCGATAAACTCCTGATTGTTGCCCACCCGGACGACGAGACGCTGTGGGGGGGTGCAAATCTACTATCAGAGCCTGGGTGGTTGGTAGTTGTTTCGACACACCAGTACGACGACGAACGAGCCGCCGAATTTTTCCGAACAATGTCGTATGCGAATGTAACTCAGTATAAGATGTACGATACAGATGATGTGTATACAGATGATCCAAATGAAGCGGATGAATTATACGACAATAGCGACTTCGAAACAGCTCTGAAAGAACTAGCTACAAAAGAATGGAAGATAGTTCTTACACACAACGAACAGGGCGAGTATGGTCACGAACACCATAAGAAAGTGCATCGTATGGTAAAGAACTATTTCCCACAAGCAGTTACGTTTCAAATAGGCGAGCCACTACCCCCAGCGCTAGTACAAGTTAAACGCGAACTGATGATCTTTTATAGCGCAACGCAGGATATTGCGAATACGATTTTTCAAGGAGAAGAACAGCAATTGAAGCAAGTTGAACGAGATCACGTGTTTAAGGAGAAGCTGTACGTTGAGCGGACGAAAGAAATCCCCAAGATAATCCATCAAATATGGTTCGGTAACCCACTGGATACGACATCCGTGCGATACAATTTGATGAAGGGAGTAGAAGAAGTTGCAAAGCGGAATGGATATATATATAAGTTATGGACGAATCCTGAAATGACTGCCGTAAATCTACCACTAACTTGGAATTCAATCCAAGAATCACTCGAAATGGGAAAAGCTTATAAACAATCTCGGTATGCTCAGGTTGCCGATTTAGCACGGTACGAAATTCTTCACAGATTTGGCGGTGTGTATTTAGATTCGTTGTTCGATATTAGTGACCGGTTCTGTGAGTACATAGATGCAAATTCGAGCAATGTGGATATTATCGTAGCTAACGAAGATCCTTGTGGGTTACAATGTAAGGGTGGAGACAGTTATTATATGTCAAACGGCTTCTTTGCTTGTATTCCCGGATGCGTTGTTTTGAAGCGTTTGTTGCACCCAGAAACACTGAAGTATATCGATTTTGATAGCAAGTATATTAACAAGGAAACTGGTCCATATTTCTTCCGGTTGGGGATGAAAGATGGCGATGCTATTCACGTAATTGACGGTGAAAAAATATACCCGTTTATGACTGGAGATTCTGATTATCGCGAGGGTATAGAGAATCCTTGTGTTGATGCAGATGGACACTTAACGCGCGACTGCTTAGATCGCAAGTTCCCAAATTCCCTTGCTGTCTATCAGAGCGGGTTTGGAGGTTCTTGGTCCTGGTAATTTTAACGTACAATATTTGATAGAATAATGACACTTACATTTGTGACTGCGTTCTTGAACTTGAAAGAAGAGCGCGCATCTTGTCGTAATATAGATACGTGTGTGTCGTTATTTCAACATATACTCGACTCAAATATAAATATACACGTGTATTTGAGTCCAGATTATTACGAAATATACAGAGACAAGTTTTCATCTGACAAAGTTGTGGTAGAATCAATTGACTTAGAAGATTTTCGGGCTTATAAGGAACTATCTACAATCAATGTTCAACTTCCCGATGTTCGAAATCTAGATAAAGACACGTATAATTTTTTGACTTTCATTAATTCAAAAACCGAATTGGTGCAGAAATCGATTCACAATAACGTATTCAATGCTACTCACTTTGCTTGGGTTGATTTCGGTATCTTCCATATCATAAAAAACATTGAAAGCACAAAGCAGATCATTCATAAATTAAGTATCACTGAGTTAAAAGATTCTTTTTTGGCTCTGACCGGAATATACCGCCCTAGGGCACATTGCAGCTTCCTACATCCGGATTGGAGATTTTGTGGTGGATTTTTCATAGGAGATATACAATCTATTTTACACTTTGATAATCTGTATAAAAATTACTTTTTACGAATAACAAAACAACGTAGAGTACTCACTTGGGAAACAAATATGTGGACTTACTTTGAACAATTTTTAAATTGGAATCCTATAGTATATTTAGCAAAATCATTTGACGACACTATGTTTGAAAATATCCCGTTTGATCAAATAGAAACTTGTAGCTAATTATATATGTGTACCGGAATGGAGTTTGTAATTTTCATATATATCCGTCAGTAAATTAAATGACAGTTACGTTTGTTACTGCTTTATTAAATATAAAAAGAGAAAGAGAAGTATATCGCAGCGTAGACAAATATATATCACTCTTTCAACATTTAGTTGACTCGAATGTACAGCTTCACGTTTATTTGAGTCCAGATTATTACGAAATATACAGAGAAAAGTTTTCATCTGATAAAGTATTTATAGAATCGATTCAATTGGAAGATTTACGTGCATATAAAGAAGTCGTAAATATAGATTTGAATTTACCTATAGATCGGAATACAGATAAAGATACATTTAATTATATAACGTGTATGAACTCAAAAACAGAACTAGTGCAGAAATCAATTCACAATAATGTATTTAATTCGACTCATTTTGCTTGGATTGATTTCGGTATCTTTCATATGATAACTGATATTGAAATTACAAAGAATAGAATACATACACTTGCAAATATGAATTTAAAACCTGATTTTTTGGTTATTCCTACTATATATCAACGATCGCCGATTATACCTTTTTCACAAGTAACCTGGAGATTTGCAGGAAGTTTCTTCATTGGAGATAGAGAATCCTTACTTCACTTTGATAACCTATATAAAGATTACTTCTTTTCGATTATAAAACAGGTTGGAATCCTAACTTGGGAAGTAAATGTGTGGGCTTTCTTTGAAGAGATTCTGGATTGGAATCCAACTGTCTATTATGGTTCCCACAACGACACTATGTTTGAAAATATCCCGTTTGAACAAATACAACTTTACGCATCCACTGGATAACTTAGTTTAAAATAAAACTGTATAACAAATGGCGGATAAAAAACCCAGATTTACAGAAGCGGATGGCGGAGGAATATACTTTTTTGCTGCTATCGCTATAATATTCTTTTTTATATTGGTTCCATTAGGTGCTGTATGGGTTGTCGTGTTCGCAGCAGGTGCTGCTAGATTAGCAAACCAGCGCCACAATAGTTTTATAATTGCGGCTCTTGCATTTGTATTATCTCCATTGTATTATATTTATTACGCATTCACTGGATAACGTAGTTTAAAATAAAAATGTATAACAAATGGCAGGCGATACTCCCAAGGCTAGCACCTCTGCCGATAGTAGCGCTTATAGCATATTGAGGTGGCTTTTGACGATCTTACTTTCGATTAGTGCGGCATTACTTGCGTATAAACGCAATGGTTCTGTATTTCTTACGTCGGTTGCATTTATATTCGCTCCTTTATATTTACCGTACTATGCGTTCACTCAGCCGGGTCCGGGTTCTATGATGGGAGCTGCACGATACCTTCGCAAGATGTGGTGAGTTTACCACTCCATCATAATGTCATCTACTCGGCATACACCATCGGCAACTGCGTCTAGCTTGGTATTGACTTCTGCAAGCTGGGCTTCGTAAATAGGAGCATCTTCTTCGCTTCCCTCTGGTAGCTTTGTCTCATCGATCAAGATATCCACAAATCCGGTGCCGCAAGGTGGCTTCTGTCCGAACATAATGTTCGCAGATACACCCTTCATACTGTCAAACTCCCCAGCCATCGCAGCATTAAACAGTACCTTGCTAGTCTCCTCAAACGAGGAGCGAGCAAGAACACCCGAGTCGCTCTTTGACATACCGAATCTGTCGGCAGATAGAATGTATCCTGGATACGTCATAGTATCAATTAGTGTGATCATATGATGATAGTTAACGTACTCTGCTTTGAAGACTTCCATAAACTCCTCGTACAATGCGACGCGTGCAGTTTCAATACCGAATACTTCCATAATTTCGTGAACATCGTTTGAGAACGAACGCATTGGGTCAACATTTGGTAGGGTAGACAAATCTAGCAAGTTCGTACCTTCTGCGTCCAGAACATACTGCTTCAGTGGACTGTAACCGCCAAGAACAGTATCGTATGTAAGCTCCGACTTCAGCTCACGGATATATACACGCCCGATACCATCGACGCCTGTCAAATTTGTATCTAACAGCTTATCTTCAATAAACCGCAGGGACAGTGCATTTTTTACAATATCAGTTCCGAATGTAATACGGAGAATCAGTTTATCGGGGCTGTTGGTATCGCTGTGAATGCAGTCAAACACGTGAAGCGTCTTATTGTTTTGGATTCGAGTAGCAATTGTTGTCATCTCCAAATTTCGGGCACGCATATCCATACGATCCAGTTCCAAACGCAGAACCCAAGGCGAGACGCACTTCACGTCTCCCTGCGTAACAGAGAATCGCTCGTACGATCGAAGAATGTCAACATCTTCCTGAATAACTGTACTCGATGTCATTGGATTTGGGTCGTAGTAGATACGAACTGATTTCGTAATATCGCGCAACGTAGTTTTTTGAATCTCCTTCATTGTCGACAGAGTAGAATCCTGCGATGTAGCCACTGAAGGGTTCAAATAGATAACATTCATCGGATTCTTGGGATTGTGCGATACACTCAGGAGCTCAATGATTCGAGGTACACCCTGTGTTGCATTAGCCTTTACTGTACCTGCTGAATGGAAGGTGTTGAGTGTAAGCTGGGTAGTGGGCTCTCCGATTGATTGAGCCGCAACAGTGCCTACCATCTCACCCGGATGTACACGTGAAGTTGTATACTTGAATCGGATTTCACGCAGGAGTTCATCGAACATATCCTTGCTGAGTCGCAGCGTTATGATAGACTTCTTCGGTGCAAAGTAGTAACGCAGCAGTGCGTGAAATACCTTATTATGTGCCAGCCAAGGTTCCGCACACAACTTATCAAGCTCGTCTACAACATACTTTGGCGTCAACTCAGTCTTGGTTGCATAACTGTTCATATACTTTTGAGATAGACGGCGGAGATTGACCGGTGCAAGTACCTTCGCTGATTTCGTGTAGCGAAACACGTGCTTGACTAGAAAGTCCCGATCTTCCACGATACGCTCTACCATCAGGTCACCTTCCGAATCTCCCTTTACAACCGCAGCATAATCATCGGTAGACGCCGCAAAGTCGCGGTATATGTCCTCGAGCGTCATAGTACCCAAGTTACATTCCTGTGCCTCTACGCAAACACTGTCAATACCATCGCCACCATACTGAAACTGCACAATCGCCCCGTTCGCGTTACGAACCGTTCCGTCATATTCAACGTGCAAATCTTCCATCGTCTTCACCAACTTGCGCTGAATGTATCCAGAATCTGATGTCTTGACTGCCGTATCAATCAAACCCTCACGTCCAGCCATAGCGTGAAAGAAGAATTCAGCAGGACGCAGTCCAGTGATAAAGCTGTTCTCAACAAACCCACGCGATTCAGAGCTGTGATCGTAGCGAGTAAAGTGTGGCAATGTACGATCCTGCAGCGTAAACTGTACTCGTTTACCAGCAATCAACTGCTGACCGAGTAATCCCATCATTTGGGCAATGTTCAAGTCTGAGCCCTTTGAACCGGAAATAACCATTTCACGCATACGGTTCTTGATAGGGAGGTTATCCATAATCCTCTTTGCTACATCCGATCCAGCTGCACGGAGGGCATTCATAATTTGATTTTCGAGTTCTTCGCCATCTGGGCGACCAGAATTGTTCAGGAACGTTCCCGAGTGCACTGACGAGATGATATCGGCAACATCCTTTCG